TTTAACGCTACTGCTTGCGCTGTCTATCTTTAGTGAATACTTACCATTACTAAACGGCAAGAAGCCTCGGCAACTAGCTAATATATCTCTAACATTGTCTATGATTTTCTCTTCAGGCTTAAGTACATAGTTACACTGAAAAATCTTTATGTCACTTCCACCGCTGTAAGGCGTAACCTCAAACTGATCACAATCATTTGCCGCGGTAGAAATAGAAGCTTGGTCAATTACAGCTGGTAGCAAGCCTTTACCGTATCGTGTATTAGTCAAGTAATCGTACAGACAAAGAGCAGGATTGTTCGAGAATACTGTTTGCTGAGTTCTTGGGTCATACAGCTTTCTTCCTTGAACCACGGCAGTAATATTAGGAATGCCATTCCATGCATCCTGATCGTACTTTAGGCGTAGAGCAATGTAAGCAACGCCTTTTAGCTGGTGGCTAGATGTCCAGCCAGGTGCTTCCTGTAATAGGCTGTCAGCAGCTTGATTGTCCGTGCCAAGATGTACGTTATAGTCTATAAGATTATCAAATCTAGTGTCGCTTGAATCGATATCGTCAAACTTTAAGTCGGTAATGCTTTCTACCTCGCCCTCTGACAGCACTAAGGCAATGTATAAGTATTCGTTCTCGTCACCACCAGACACATCTTTAGTGCTTATAAATACTCTAGTGCCACCAACACGCCTTGTGCCATAAACAACTGGGATGAAGTCTATATTGCTGTTTTTATTTATTAAAACGCCTTTAGCAGCATCCTCAGCATCCCGCATCGCCTGTTTAGCTTTCTTATGTGCGCTATAAGAAACAGCTGCTGTTACTGCGGCAATAATCCAACCCCAAATCATGCTTTACCCCACTTAATGTCATCTATAGTTTTAGCGGCAAACTCAAATCCCTCGTCACCGGGGAAGTGTAGTTGCTGTGAATTGTGATTTGTTCTTCTGCCGTTTTGCTTCTCAAAGTCTGCCCAGTGAGATTTGCACTCTACAGTAACTTCGCTAGTGGAATTAGTGTCTGTGATAGAAAACCCAGTTACCTGACCCTTAAAATAGGTGAAGCTCCCAGTAATTACATTGCTGTCATTTAACACGCATCTTTTGATATCTACGGGCAAGCCAATATAATCATTAGAAAGCATATAGCTAACCATGACCTGACTAACTCCGCTAAAGGTTATATCTACGCCTCCGACAGATATGTCTGATGATTCAGATACTTCGCCAAAAGAAAGTATTGTGTCTGAACTGGTATAAGTATTAGCAGAATCAAACACAATATCTTTATCGTGATCTGTTATTTGTATAAGACTAGATTGCTGACCTATAGATATTAAGGTTGCATAAGAATATGAATCTGAGTCTAAGGCATTAACAAGAGCCGTACCTGTAAATCTTGCCATTATGTTACCTCAATAAAGTCTACTTCATACGACCTATGACCGCTTACGTCAACTGAAAACTCCTGTACTGTGTTACTTAGTCTAACAGTGAAAGGAACGGCATCATATGTAACAACAGCATCATCAACTACGGCAGTTTTTAGTGCGGGTGTAATATCTAGATTACCACTGCCAGTTAAGTCTGACTTAACCATATAAACTTTACTATGACCTGAGAACTTAATCATATCACCAGCTTTTAACGTGCCTGATAATCCGTCAATTGGAATTAGACCCGTTCCAACAGCTAAAGTTGTCCCGGTATTGACTCTTACAGCACCACTAGCGTCACCAGTCTTATAGCTTATCTGTGGAAGAGTGATCTCAAATGTCTCTTTCATGCCCTCTTGAGCAGTAACAAACGCCAAGACAGGATTAAACTCAGATGCCGTCATTGGTGGATAACTAGCAGAGAACTCAAACTTAGAGCTACCAATGCTTCTTACTTGTATGCGACCAGAGATAGATTCGCTCTTTAGGCTATATGTTTTAATCTTAAAGCCGACAGCAGTAAATCCCGGACTAGATGGATATGTTCCACTCATATTAGACTCGATACGCCTCTATTATTAATAGCTTTGTTTACTATACCGATAATCTCGCCTCTGCGTGATCTTAGCAATTCATCAAAGCCTTTGGTGTCATTTGCCTGAATGTTGATTGTAACATTAGTTCCCATCGACTGCCCTTTAGAATGATCAATAACAGTCTCGTTAGGGTGTAGAATTGCAGGGAATCCACCCTTACCATCAACACCACCTGCCCTTGCTCCCATGCCAGTAAAACCACCACCATCAAATGAAGCGGCAGCCTGACCCATGATCATACCTGCATTAACAAAGCCCATTGTTTTCATGAGTGTGCCTTGTACATTACCCATTGCAGTGTAAGCACCAGCCATTGCAGGATTTGCTAGTGCCATTTTTGCATATGCCGCCTTAATTGCCATCTCGCCTGACAAACCTGCAATAATTGCATTTGCTGCTTCCAGACCTTTAGATACAAGCATAAATGCCTTAGCTTCGCTAGAACCTTTTGCAAACAACTCGCTAATACTTGTCATTGTTGAAGCCACTGATCCTGCTACCATACTAGTCGTAGACATTATGCTAGACTTAATTCCGTTATCCATGCTTTCAAAGCCACCCATAACGTCAGACATAGCATCCATTGGCGACATACCAGCAGCCTGTCGCTCTACCTCTGCATCATATTCTTCCTGCTTAACTCGCCCTAGCTCTTTAACTCTTTCTATTTCTGCAATCTGTTCAGGTTTTAACTCTTGTTGTCGCAACTTCAGTATTTCTAATTGTTCAGCAGTCTTACCTATAGAAGCTACCTGTAAAGTGTATTGATCTCTAGTAGATTCAAACCGTTTTTGTTGCGCTTCTGCTTCTGATATTTCTTTAGCTTCTGCACGTTGTCTTTCTGACTGTAGCTTTTTGATTCCCTGCGCTTCTGCATTAAGACCTGACATTATTTGTCTTAGCTGTAAAGCCTTTGCATCTTTAGCAGCTTGCTGTCTTTCTTTGTTGATCTTTTCCTGTATATGTAATGATTCTGCTTGTGCTGATGCAACTACTTTTTCTTTAAGAGTCATATCTGAGATAGCTATATTATATAGCTGAACACCTAATGCGCCCTCTCTCATTTGTATGTTGCTTAACACCATTTTTTCAGCAAACTTTTCATATGCATCAGTAGTGCCATCAACTTTTTTATCTAACTCATCAAGTTGCTTTTTACCTAGAGCAATCGTTGAATTAGCAATAACAATTTCTCTCTGAAACTCAGCTATTTGTTCAGAGCTATAATTAAACATAACTCCGTTTTCTTGTATTCTTTTTGTATATTTTGCAACTACTTTTTCTGCTTTGCTTATAGCTAACTCAGTATCTTTGTATTGCTCGGCATATTGAGCTAATGCTTCAAGACGTAAAGCACCTGTTAGAGAGTCAAATCTATCTAGCAAGGTTTTTTGCTGCTCTTCTAGGTCTTTAAACGCCTGTGTTGCTCCAAATAAAGACGGCATTAAGCTTGTTGCAATTGCAGCACCAACAGCTAAAACAGCACCAATAATTGCGCCATTCGGCCCCATGAGAGAGGCGATCTGAGAACCCTGCTGACCAAATACAAGCATTGCATTCTGACCCATCTGCAACTGTACTGCGACATCCTGTACCTGATGACCAAGTTGACCTAGACCGCCACGCATTAAGCGAAGCTGTCCCTGAGCCTTTTTAGTAGTATCTTGGAATTGTTTTGTACTCTTCTGCGCCCGATGCATCCCTTGATCGAAATCACTGGAATCCATCTTAGCTTTGAGGATCATGTTCGCGCCAAAATCAGCCATGTTTTTCCTTTATCTTCTGTTCTTTAAGACGTAAGTAAGCAAACCAATGAGAAAACTCATTGACAGTCATAGCTAATATTGTCGAGAGTGGTTGACCAAGGTGTTCTGCCAGTTGATACATTGCGTACAATTCATTTGGCTCACCTTGATCATTTGTTAGTTTTTTTCAGCATCCTCTGCGTCTACTGTATCTAGCACAAAGTTTGCAACTCTACTCAAGACTTCAGGGTCAACGTGCTTCTTTAGTTTAACCTTATCACCGATATCAAAGACAGCCTCGCCATCTTTATCGGTTACACCGAATATTAGCGCGTATACTAAGTAGTCTGAATTATCACCATCCGATCTGGCAAACCACTTAGCTTTATCATCTAAGGACAGGTTCTTAGAGTAGAGAGTAGTATCCCACTCTTCTACTCGAAGAGTCCTGATTTCTTTGTTACTAAAGTGCGAAACTGCACTATCAATCAATTTTCCCATGGTTTATCCCCTTATGTTTATTAAGCTACTGTTTCTTCTGTGATGTGACCGTTGCCAACAACAGAGATAGAAGCTTCTACTAATCCGTCAACTGCAACATTTTTTGAAACGCTAGTTACAATCGCCTGACCAATCCACTCTTTCTTAGTTGAAGTCTGACCTGATGGGTATAGCTTTAACTCTACTTCAGCACCCTCAATCAATGCAAGTTGACCAGCATCAGCATCACTCCAGATGCAGTTTACAGAAGATGTCCAAGACTTAGTGGTTACTTTCTGTGTAGTCCAACCCTGATCAGCAGCTGCAGGATTCATTACAGTTGAGTCTGATGTTGCTGCAGTAATCTCTAGCGAGAAGTCTTTAACTTCGGCTACAGCATTCGATCCAACGTAAACTGCGCCACCATTTCCAGCATATGTTGCCATTTTAATTACCTCTGCTCTATGAGCATTATTTTAACAAAGGCGCAATCGCCATTAAATTGAAACATCAGGGTTGTTCTCACGCACCTGATATCTTACTTCAACAGATAACTTGCAAACAGCTAAAGGCTGATCTCCGTCACCGCTAAAATCTGTGTCAAAAGACAGTATTCGCGTATCAATTGCGTTACCGCCTCGTGTAATATCTACAGATAGTGCCTCTTCTACTTCTAAGGATATCTGATCTAAAGTATCATCGTAGTTCTGTGTACCCTTGACGTATATTTCTACCTCAAAAGCACTAACTCGTTCTTGCAACCGTGGGATACTTATAGAGGCGTAAGAAACCTCTTCTGACTTATTGTATATTAGTATGCCAGGTAGGTTAGAATTACTCATGGGATAGATTCGGGACTGAAACACATTGTTCCGTGTAGTATCTAACCCGGTTAGAGTTATCTTTAAGTTATCCCTGATTGTTTTGCGCTGATGAGCCATTATTCAACCTCTAAAGCCAATTCTGACATACCAGTACCATCATCCATTATAATGCGAACGACATAAATAGTATTCCTAATTACAAACTCATCACCCTCTTCTATATTAGGGATGTCTTGCGTTCTAACAGTAAGCCTTGGCGATACCATTTGCACTTGCATTGTGCCACCTGCATCTACAGCTTCATAAGCGTTATCAAATATTGCAGTGATTACAGCATCTTCGCCTATCTGAGGCATGAACGTAACGCTCTCACCGAAATCAGATACTAACAATAGTCTATCGCTTGCTGTTTCTACTGGCATTATTTCTTAACCTTTGCTCGTCTTTTAGGCTTTGGCTTATCAACAGATAGACCAACGCTTCTGTCTTCTACCTTTTCTGGCTCTGCATATGGTGCAACTCTGCCCATAGCCATTAAGTCTTTAGCAACCTGATCGTCTAACGCGACAACATCAGATAACCTATAAGATACGCCTTTAATCAGACAGGCTTTAATTATTTCATATTTCATCATAATCTCCTTTAGTAAAAGCTACTATGGGATAGCCACGGAATAGCCTTTAGTAAAGGAGGGGGCGAACCCCCTCACAGTGTTACTTATGCACCATCGTTACCGAAAGCGAAACTTGTAGCGTGACGTACAGCTACATCTACAGACTGTAGTGCAACAACGCGCACAGTACCTGTAGTAGAAGCAGTGTATGGGTCAACTACAAGATCAAGCCCACCAAACATACCAATGAGAAGATCATCAAAGTTGCCAAAGTACATATTACCAGCAGTACACTGATTAGAAACAATAGCGTTGTAACCATTGATTTGACCACCTTGTAATACAAAGCGACCAGAACCAGTGTCAGTAGCAGTTCCTTTTAATGCACCAGCCATAGAAGCAGGTAAAATGTAAGACAAGTTGCCGTTTAGAGCGTTGTCTTCAGCAACAGCAGTTTCTAATGAAATAGCTTCAGCAAAAGTTGGAGCAGCTGCACCAAACGCAGTTACAGTATTAACGCCTGTAGTGCTAAGAATACCAGTTGGCTGACCTGAAGAACCTGTACCCTCTAGACCAGCTTTGTCGATAGCGATTGCCATTGCTTTAGTTAGGTCATCACGGATTAGGCTTTCAACGTCTAGGCTAGATTGAATCAAAAGCTGACGAGTAACGTCTGTGAATGCACCTAATGTTTTAGGTGAAAGACTTACATTACCAATAGTCATTTCTGATTCAGCAGCAGCAACACCTTCGCCATTAATCCAATTAGCAGAAGAAGCAGCAGTTTTCTTAGGAATCTTAACGTCACCGCTTAGACCGCCAAGCATACGCGCACCAGCTGACATTACTGAAGATTGATTGCGTAGAGCGTCAATGAAATCACCTGCGCGGAAATCTTCACCAACTAGGTCTGCATCGTTGTTTATGGTAGCTCCATCATTAGCAGTAGTAACATTCATGTCACGCTTCCAGTTACGAAGAACGTCAGCAGGAAGCATAATGCCCTGTGCAGTTTTACCGTAAGCATCAGCAGCAGCGCGTGAACATTCAAATTCAAATGCAGCAGCTTCTTGCGCTCTACGATCAGTAGGGTTAGCTAAAGCGTGGATAGCTCTCATCATGCTAAAGTTTTGTACTTCTTTTGTGTTCATGCCGATGTCTTGGCTTTCAAGAGCAGATGTAGAGCCAATAGACTCTAATAGTTCACCACGGAACGAATCAATTGACTGACCTTTAGCGATAGCATCGCGAGCCATGTCTGATTTGTTGTGACGTGCGCCTAACTCAACGATTTGAGCAGCGTTCTTTTGTGCGGCTTGCTGGGCTTCAGCTTTTACCGCTTCGATATTAACTTCTGACATAATATTTCTCTCTTTTAGGGAAGTTTTGATTACGGGTTTATTTTCAGCTTTGCCTGAACGCCCAACGCCAACTGTCATATCGGCAGGAATAGACACCAAACTTGCTTCAACGGGTTTCCATGACTTAGCACGATAGGTTTCCTTATCGTCTGCGTCTCTTTCCATTTTGCCAATAGAGTAACCAACGGAAATGTTAGCTTTAATTCCATCAACAACATCAGAGAAAGCCTCACGAGCCAATTCACCTTTTCCAAAGCGAACTTCTGCACGTAGTCTACGCGCATTCTCGTCAAGCTCTACCGATTTGATAACACCAATCTGCTTCTCTGGATCGTGATCCAAAAGCAATGGTGCGCGACCAGATGCTAAGAACGATAAATCAATCGACTCTCGCGTATGGTCTAATACTTCAGTACCAAATG